GCACAGGCTTCCAGTGGTCAAAGTGTGTCTCATCAGACAACCACCAAAATTCAATTTGGTACAGAGGTTTATGACACAGATAGTAAATACGACACATCAACCTATCGCTTCACACCTGCTTCAGCAGGAAAATATGTTTTATTTGCGAGTGTTATGTTTGCCAATATGGTGGCTGATAAATCCTTAACTGGTGGCATACGCAAAAACGGAGATTCTATTGTAGGCTATGCTCAGTCTGGTTCAGTTGAGGATGATTTAAGTATTTCTTGGACTGTTATAGATGAAGCTAATACAACAGATTATTACGATGTGTATATTTATCACAGGGCAGGTAGCTCTATGACTACTCAAGCTACAAGAGGTACAATTTTTGGTGCATACAAACTTACAGAATAACAAATAACAAAAGGTACAGTTATGGGAATTACAGCATACGGCTTAGAGCAACTTGGTTTTACAGACGTAGATTTTAAATTACAAGACGATGGTGATGGTGTTGTCTATATAGCGGAATGGAATAGCGACCAAGCACAGCCATCAGAGCCAGAAATTGAAACCGCTCACAACGAATGGCAAGCAGAATACGATTCACAAGAATATGCCCGTCAAAGAAAGGCTGAGTACCCTACTATTGAGGAGTGTGTACACGCAATACTGGACGATGAACTAGACGCACTTCAAGCTAAAAGGCAGGCTGTCAAAGACAAATACCCAAAGGAGAGTAGCTAATGTCCACAATAAAAAGCTCCACAGAACATCTAACTCTTAATGCGGATGGGTCTGGCAAGGAAATAAAGTTTCAGGCAAATGGCACAGAGAAGGCTAAGATAACCTCAACAGGCGTAGCAATCACAGGAAACCTAGAATTAGATGACAGTACGGGTACAACTGTAAATAGAATTAGATTAGGCACTGGTAACGATTTAGGAATTTTCCACGATGGCTCAAACTCTTATATTGAAAACACAGGAACAGGTGATTTAATAATCCAAGATTCGGGTGGTGATGTACGCATTAAAGGTAAGAGTAATGAGGATAGTATTGTTGCTAACAATGATGGTTCAGTAGATTTATATTACGACAACTCTAAAAAACTAGCCACAACCTCATCTGGTATTGATGTTACTGGTGATGTGGATATAGTAGGAACGAATACAACAGATGTTATAGATGCATCCACACTGGTGTCAGGCACAAGTTTGAAAATAAACGGTAACACCAGTGAGGGTAGTGACAGTCTAAGAATGGGAGCAATGGCTAACGGAACAGGTGATTATTTCATTGACGTTTCTAATGGCACTGGCACGGCAAGCTACAATCTTCTTATTAACCCTTTTAATACTGGCAACGTAGGCATCGGCACATCATCCCCATCACAAGAACTTGATATCTCTTCAGCCAACCCAGCAGTAAGATTAACAGATACCTCAACTTCAGGACTGTACCACGAAGTAGTGTCTTACGGTAATGATTTGAGATTTAGCGCAGACGGTGGGAATGTTGAGGGTAGCACAAATATCGAGTTTTTTATTGATGGTGATGAGAAGATGCGTATCGAGTCAAATGGAAGGATTCATACAAATGGTACTGTTAATAGGACTGGTGCTTTAAATTTAGTTGGTGAAAAAGGAAATAGTTATAGAGCGGTTGTATTTGAACATACAAATAATGGTGGAGAAGTTGGAACTATAATAACATCGAGTTCATCAACCGCTTACAACACATCCTCAGACTACCGCCTAAAAGAGAACGTAGTACCAATGACAGACTCTATCGATAGGCTCAAGCTACTCAATCCAAGTCGATTTAACTTTATTAAAGATGCTGATACAACAGTCGATGGATTCCTAGCACACGAAGCACAAGAGGTTGTTCCTGAAGCTGTTACTGGTGAGAAAGATGCTATGACTACCGAGGAGTATGAAGTCACCCCAGCGCAATATGAAACAATTACTATTCCAGCAGTTGAAGAAGAATTAGACGAAGATGGTAATGTAGTTGTTGAAGCACAAGAAGAACGCACTGAAGAACAATTGGTTACGGAAGCTGTAATGGGTGAGAGAGAAGTCGAGGACTACCAAGGAATTGACCAATCAAAACTTGTACCTTTATTAGTGGGTGCGTTACAAGAGGCGGTGGCTCGTATCGAGCAACTAGAAAACGCATAACAACAACAGGAAAGAAGATGTCTAAAAAAACAAAAGAACAGACAATCACAATTGACGATAAAGAATACAACGTAGATGATTTAACACAAGAGCAAGTAGCTTTGGTTAATCACGTTACAGATTTGGACAGAAAGATTAGTTCAAGTCAATTCAACCTAGACCAGCTAAACGTAGGCAGGAATGCCTTTATGTCACTTCTAACAGAGAGTCTGAAAGAAGAAGTAGTAGCTGAAAAAGTAGCATAAGGGATATTATGGCACAAGAGAAATGGCACGTCAGCAAGGCAATAAGCCTATCGCATATAGCAACAACAGGTGTTCTCATTTTGAGTGCCATAGTTTACATAACTGGAATTGAGAAGGATGTAGCAGTTCTTCAAGCACAGCAGGCAAATATGCAAGAACAGATTGTTCAGATGCAGAATGATAACAAAGAGATGTTCAACAGGATTGACGAGAAGCTGGACAAAATGATTGACATCATTCACAACTACCAAACAAAGTATAAATAAGGAATAGACTGGGTGATTAATCTTCTAGTAAACATAGTACCAATTATCTTAGGATTTCTAGGTAAGTTACTAGCTCTCAAGTCTCAGGCTCAGAGCGATATGATGAAGTTGTCTATCATTCGTAGTGACCAGAATATGAAGGCTATTGCAGAGGCGGTAGAACAGTCAAACAAAGAATCACCACAGGCGGCTTGGAACAGACGTTTCATTATTGTGGTTATCCTTGGTTTGATTATCTTTACTCAGGTAGCACCAGTGGTATGGGATATACCAACCGTTATTCCTACGGTAAAGGAAGGATTTAAATTATTAGGAATAGAGTTTGTACCAGACGTAGTTGAGTACATCTCTGTAGAAGGTATTCTGAAGTTCGATGAGATATTCGCTTGGGCTACTATGATTGTTGAGTTCTATTTTGGAGCGCAATTAGCTAAAGGCAAATGAAGGTTGGAATTGTTATTCCCGATCAGCACTTCCCGATACACGATAAGAAGGCTTATTCGGTAGTATTACAGGCGATAGAACACATAAAGCCACAGACTTTTATTAATTTGGGTGATTGTGGTGAATGGTCTAGTGTCAATGGACACAGATACAAGAGAAGAAAAAGACCACCACTAGAGTACCAACTACCGCTTATTGATAAAGACATTAAGTCAGTCAACAAAGAGATAGACAAGGTTGATGCTGTGTTGGATAAGATAGGGTGCAAAGAGCGCTATATATGTGCTGGCAACCATGATGAGTGGCTTGATGCGTTTGTAGAAGAAAACCCATACCTTGATGGATATACATTTAGAAAGGCGTGTAAATGGGATGAGAGAGGTTACAAGTACCTACGATATAACGAGGTTCTAAGCCTTGGTAAAGCAAACTTTATACACGGTGCTTACTGTGGACTTAATCATGCCAAGAAACATTTAGATGCTTACGGAGTTAACCTAATTTATGGACACACACATGACATCCAGAGATACTCAGCCACAAGGTTACAAGATGGCAACATCTCTGCTTGGTCGATGGGTTGTTTAAAGGACATGAGTGCTGAGAAGAATAGATGGCTTAAAGGCAGACTCCATAACTGGAATCATTGCTTTGGCATTATCACTTGGTTTAAAGACAAAACCTTTCAGCTAGACGTGATAGATATTATTAAGGGCAAGGCCAACGTACATGGTGAGATTATTAAAGGATAGATTATGACTTTTAGAGAATTGATTAACGAAGTATTAATTAGACTCAGAGAGGAAACTATTGCTACCGATTGGTCTGGCAATATCAATGACTCTACTACAGTGACGGATTATCAAAAAGTGATTGGTGCTTTAGTGAATGATTCTAAACGCAGTATCGAGGCTTATCACGACTGGTTAGTTCTTAGAGAAACAGTTGATGTAACTACAGTAGATGGCACAAAGAATTACAACCTAAGTTCTGGTCAAGAGATCAAGATTGTGGATGTCATAAACAACACTACAGGCATTAATTTGTCTCAGGTAAGCCGACAGTACATGAACAGCATAAAGTACCCCACAGATGCATCTGGCGAGCCTCTATACTATGCTTTTAATGGGGCAGATTCCTCTAATAATCTAAAGGTAGATTTATCCCCCGTTCCTAACTCTGCTCAGACCCTCTCATTTGATATTGTAAAGTATCAAGACGAATTAAAAACAGCCTCTACAACAATCAAGATTCCAAGTAAACCTGTGGTCTTGGGTGCTTGGGCAAGGGCTATCGCAGAGCGTGGGGAAGATGGCGGAACACAATCCTCTATCGCAGCAGAAGAAACCAGTCAAGCCGTGAAGCAAGCCATTATGCTTGACTCGGGTAATACACAATTTGAGTCGGAGTGGTACGTTGCCTAAACCAATTACATATCAACCATTAGATGACATTGGGGTTAATGGACTCAACACCCAGAATAACCCATCAACCTTAGACCATACTTGGTTAACTAAGGCAGAGAATGTCGTACTAAGGGAATCAGGAAGAATATCCTTTAGAAAAGGTTTTAAGCAACAAGTGTTAAAGACCTCTGCTAAGATTGGATCGCTAACAGAGCATAACGACCAAGGTACGAATAAGATATTTGCATCCTCTGGTGATACTATCTATACGATAGATTTCACAACACCTGATGCTGCCTTCCCTTCTTCGGGTGCAGATGTTAAGAGAACGGTATCTGGTACAACTGGAGATTGGCAGTTTGTTAATTTTAATAAGAGACTTCATTGTTTCCATGCTGGAGCAACACCACAAAGATATGATGGTTCACTGGCCTCTGGTTCTAGGTGGACAGCACACGCAACACAACCTACTGG